GGGGGAATACCAACCTAGATCAGCATACGCACCACAATACCCATATAACCATGTATATGAATCAGAGAGTGGTCACATTAAAGAGTATGACGATACACCTGGATCACAAAGAATTAGAGAGAGACATAACTCAGGTACTTATTACGAAGTACAACCTGGTGGTTCTAAAATTGAAAGGGTTGTTGCTGATAACTATGAGTTAATCTTAGGTGATGATACAATAGAAGTTAAAGGCAATGTAAACATTATCGTAAGTGAGGATGTTAATTTGTCAGTTGCTGGTAATGTAACAGCTAACATAGGGAATAACCTAGACTTTTTAGTGCATGGTGATGTCAATGGAGAGGTACGTGGTAACATCGCTATGAGAGTTGGTGCCAATCTTGATGACCATGTAACAGAAGAAGATGGTATTAGTATACATCACCCTGCTGAGAATACTGGTAATATTGATTTACACATTGAAGGCAACTTAACTGGTTTAGTAGATGGTCATGTAGATTTAACCGTATTGCAAGATGTTGCGGCTAAGGTATTAGGTAAGACTACCTTAGATTGTCCTACTACTCAGATTACGGGTGATGTTAGGATTGATGGTGAATTATCTGTAGGTAAGGATGTTAATACTGATCATGGCGTATCAGTTAATACTCACACTCACACATCAGGTGTGTCTGGTCATGCTGGAACTACATCTACAGCACCAAACGTATAATAATTGTATAAATAACATATATGGCCCAAATAGCATTTCAAAATCAGTACTCAGATATAGATTTTATCTATAAACTAAATCCTAATACTGGAGATATTTCTACCAAGAAAGGTATCAATTCAGTTAAACAAAGTGTATTAAATATACTTAGAACCAACCATGGAGAGAGACCTTTCAATCCATACTTTGGTGCAAATTTGAGGTCTTATTTATTTGAGAATATTAACTATGCTACGGCAGTTATAATATCTAATCAGGTAAAAAATGCATTAGCAAATGATGAGCCAAGAGTTAAAGTATTGAATGTGAATGTAAAGACTTTCCCTGATAGGAATGATGTACAGATAACAGTAACAATACAAATTATAGCTACAAATACATCAGTTGATGTATCAACAACACTAGAGAGACTACGATGAGTAATAACAGAAGAATCAATGCGTCTGAATTGGATTTTAATACACTTAAATCTAATCTGATATCATACATGCAGGAACAGCCAGGAGATTTCCAAGACTACAACTTCGAAGGGTCTGCAATGAACACTATGATTGATGTGTTGTCATACATTACTCATATTAACTCGGTTAATGCTAATTTTGCCCTGAATGAAACATTCTTAGATACCGCACAGTTAAGAGAAAGTGTCGTATCACATGCTAAGTTATTAGGGTACACTCCAAGATCAACTAAACCTAGTACGGCATTTGTCGATGTTGAAATGGTTAATCCTATTAATGTTCAAGATGATGATGGCAACTATCTTCCATTAAGTATGAATCGTGGTACAATATTCACTACCACTATTAATTCAGTAACCCATTCTTTAATATCAGACTCTGTACATTCAACCACCAGAGATGCTGATGGTAAATATGTATTTAAAAATGTAAAACTATTGCAAGGCCAGTTAAATAATCGTTCATATATTTACGACGAGACTGGGTTTGAGCATTACTTATTACAAGATAACTTTGTTAACACAGACACACTAGTCGTTGAAGTATACGAAAGTTCTACCTCTTCTAAGTATGAAACATTTGCAAATATTCCAAATATTATTAATATTGATTCAGATTCGACTGCATATTTTTTAGAAGAGTCACGAAGTGGGTTTTATGAGCTTAAATTTGGTGATGGTGTTATTGGTAAGAGATTGACTCCAGGTAATATTATTAAAGTGAACTACTTAACAGTTGGTGCTTCGGATATTAATGGAGCATCTCAGTTTTCACTAGCTGATAATATTAATGGCAATACTGATGTTATTATTACAACTACTACTAGTGCTACTGGTGGAGCAAAAGCAGAAAGTACAGATTCAATTAAGTTTAATGCTCCATTAGGATTTGTTGCTCAAAACAGAGCTGTAACACCAGATGACTATAAAGGAATTATTCAAAATTCATATGGTAATGTTGATACAATGACTGTGTGGGGCGGAGAAGATAATATTCCACCTGATTATGGTAAGGTGTATATTTCAATTAAACCTCTCGACGGTGAGGTATTAACCCCCACTCAAAAAGCTGAGATTATTGGGGTGCATCTTAAACCAAAGAACGTTGTATCAATTACACCAGTTCTTGTTGATCCTAATTACACATACATTGATTTAGAAGTATACTTTAAGTATAACCCTAACATATCTAATGCAACAGCTGCAGCATTAGCTGAACAAATTAGAGATACGCTATCAGCATATAATAATGCAAACTTGAAATCATTTGGTGGTGTGTTTAGAAACTCTAATGTACTACAGGATGTTGATAATACTAATATAGCTATTGTGTCTAACATCACTAGAATATCAATGCATCAGACATTTACCCCTGTACTCCAATCTGAACGGTACTATGAATTTAACTTCAACCAAGCGTTAGGACAATTACACGCATCAATTAACTACATGACTTCCACACAGTTCACTTATAATGGTGAAATATGTGTATTGAAAGATTACTTCAACACGGAAGAAGCTAAGAACATTATCCAAATTGTTAATAATAATAACAAAGTGTTAAATCATACGGTAGGACACATTGATATCTTAACAGGTAAGGTAGTATTAGAAGGATTTAGTTTAGACACTGTTGTTGGATTAACAGATAAATTAAACATTATTGTTAAGCCAGCATCAAACGACATTAGTCCAATGAGAAACGAATTACTTGTTATATCATATAACTCTGCTAAGATTGTGGGAGAGATTGATACAATGGTAATTGGTGGTACAACTGCTGGTATTGATTACACTACAACGAGTAATTAAAGATGGCTGAGAATTATTTTAATATATCTTCATTTGTAGATGACTTAGTCCCTGAACACATTGTCACGGATTATCCAGAGCTTGTTGAGTTTATTAAAGTATATGCATTATACTTAGAGCATAAGAATAAATCTGGGTTTTACTTAAATCAATTAGATCATCAACGTGATATTGATATGATTGAAGAGGAGTTGCTACAAGAGCTCCAAAATGAAATTGGTGTTCCAATTCCCAGATCATTTAATGCAGACCCACGTATATTCTATAAACACTTAGTTGAGTTTTATAAATCACGTGGCACACCAGAATCTATTCAATCATTCTTTAAATTAATTTATGGTGATGAAGTAGAGATATACTTCCCTAAAGAAGATATGTTAATACCTTCTGATGGTAAATGGTTTAATGTTGAGGATAGTATTAAAAATGATCCTTCTAAACATGCTGAAGCATATTCATTCACTCTAACCTCCAATGTATCAATTGTAGAGGGAGTGGATGATAGAGGGTTTACACTAAAAGTTGATGACGATTTAATATTTGTTGATGGCATATTAAACGAGGATTGGGTTCCTGGGTATTACTTAAGCGGTGATAACTATGTTGGGTATGTTAGATTTGGTACAGAGTTATTAAGCGGTTCAACAGTTAAAGTATACAAGAAAGGTTTATTCTCAACTGTTGATGGATTTGCATCAGATAAGAAGTATATACAAGACTCGTATTTTTACCAGAAGTTTTCTTATGTATTGAGAACTGGTAAGAGCATTGATGATTGGAAGAGTGCATTTACAAGATTGATTCACCCAGCAGGATTTATATTCTTCGGTGAAATCTTAATCTTTATTAACATGATGGAGTCTGCTAATAATGAGGTTCAACCTGGTTATCAAGACTCTGGTTTACCAAGAAATATTTACATCGACACAATTTACAGTACAATATCATTTATTGATTCTGGATCATATGTTGAAAAAGAATATACATATGATATCAACGTTGGTAATGAGTTTGGCTTTGTAGATCACTTTGACAATACCAAGTTTATTAACTTTAGAGCTATGAAAGAATACGGTCCATTAACTTTTGAAGACGTTATAAATAAACGTATAGACACACAAATCGGTTGTGATATAACCGAAACAACAACACCATAAGGAGACAGATTAAATGTCAGCAATTATAACGAACAAATTTAGATTAGATGCAACTGAAAGGTTTGTTGACAGTATGTCTAATGACACATATTACCTTGGATTAGGTAGACCTCATGCTTGGTTAGATGCTAATGGATTAGCCGATGAGAATAATCCAGATGTACCTGCCGAGAATGATTACACCACCAATACTGCATGGGAAAACATGTATGCTATGAAAAAGATTGAAGGGAATGACGTAATTTACGCAACACCTCGTAATCTTTGGGTGTCTGGTACATCATATGGTGAATACGATGACAGAGATGTTAATATCGAAGGTAAAGAATACTATGTTATTACAGATAACAATAACGTATACATTTGCTTACAATCAGCAGGAACGTCAACTCGTAATCCAGACTTAACAGGTGTGCAAACATCAGGCATTATTGATAACACATCTTATGATGGTTATATGTGGAAATATTTATACACCGTGCCTGTAGACACTGGATCTAAGTTCTTGACACAATCATTTATTCCTGTACAATATTTAACAGCTCAACCAGATCCTGGTGCAGATACTGCATTACTTAACCAATGGGCAGTGCAAGATAGTGCTGTTGATGGTGCAATTTACAACATTAAGGTTTCCGCTGTTGGTACTGGTTATACATCAGCTCCAACATTAGTAGTTAAAGGTGATGGTACTGGTTGTACCGCTACAGCTACTGTATCAGGTGGTAACATCTCTGGTGTTACAATTGTAAATGCTGGTTCTGGATATACTAAAGCTACTATTGAAATCACAGGTGGTTCTGGTTCGGGTGGAGTTGTTAGACCAGTTATTGGTCCGAAGGGTGGATTTGGTGCTGACCCAAGACAAGAATTAAGAACTCATTATATTGCGATTAATAAAGTATTTAATGGTTCTGAGAATGGTGACATCCCTTCAGTGAACGACTTCAGACAAATTGCGCTAGTCAAGAACCCTGTTGATGCATCTACTACAAATGTTGCTGCTACTAATGCATATAATGTGACTAAATCATTAGTTGTATCTGGTGGTGCATTTGCAGCCGATGCAGAAGTTATTGGTACAGACACAGGATCTAAAGCGATTGTGGTTGAACACGATTCAGTTAATGGTATTGTATATTATGTGCAAAACGAAGATACTGGGTTTGGAGTATTCAATGCAGATAACGATTTATTAAGATTAAGTTCAGCTACTACAGGTGGACAAGATATAACCTCTGTTGTTGCTCCAAAGATTAACCATTACTCTGGCGATATAGTATTCCTAGAGAATAGAACGCCAGTAAGTCGTGGTGCGGATCAGATTGAAACAATTAGATTAGTAATAGCATTCTAAATTAGGAAAAAATATGGCAATTAAATTTAATATTGAACCTTATTGGGACGACTTCACTGTACCTACAACGGTAGATGGGTTAAGTCCTAAAGAGAAGTACAATAAGATATTATTTAGACCTGGACATGCGTTACAAGCAAGAGAGCTTACGCAAATCCAGTCTATGCTTCAACAACAAGTGTCATCTGTTGGTGATCATATGTTTAAAGAAGGTTCTATTGTAGTACCTGGCCACGTATTTGTTCATAATAAGATTGATTACTTAAAGATTAGCAATCCAATTACAACTATAGCAGATTATGTTGGTGTTGAATTGTCTGATGGCTCTGTTACAGCTAAGGTTGTACACGTAGAAGCATCTACTGATAATGACCCTGTTACTTTATATGTCAACTATGTATCAGGTAATGGGACATTTGCAGATGCAGCAACAATCACTGATGGATCATTAATTACAGCTACCGTAGATTCATCTGGGTTTGGTTCATTAGTTTCTATTGATGAAGGTATCTACTACATTAAGAAACACTTTGTTATTGTTAAGTCATCAACGGTTGTTCTTGGTCGATACACTCATGATGTTTCATATGATGTTGGTTTGCGTATTGAAGAGAATATTATTTCTGCTGGTAATGATGAATCTCTTAATGACAACGCTTTAGGTTCTCCTAATGAATCTGCTCCAGGTGCACATAGATATTCAATCACAACTAAATTAGTTAAACGTGAGATATCTTCTGATATTGGTAACTTTGTATTGCTTGCACGACTTGAAAGTGGTCGTATTATTAAGCAGGCTAGGACAACTGATTATGCTATCGTTGAAGACACGTTGGCAAGACGTACATTCGACGAGAGTGGTAACTATACAGTTAATCCATTCCCAGCTTCAATTAAAAACCATGTAACAGATGACACTAAACTAAACATTGGTATTGAACCATCAAAGGCATATGTTCGTGGTTATGAAATTGAAACACTATCTACAACAGATGTTACCTTCGATAAAGCGAGAGACGCTGGATTAGCCACTGATAAAGTTATTACAGTTGATATCAATAACTATATTGATATTGAGAGTATGACAGGTCTTCCAGATATTACAACATTTGATACAGTATCGTTAAGAAACTCAAGTAATACTGAGGTAGGTACTGTTCGTGTAAGATCAATTCAAGCACTAACAACATCAACATACAGATTACACGTGTTTGACTTAACTGGATCAATTAACACAGCAACAACAATTGAATCTAATACTTCATTTGCTTGTACTATTACTACGGGTCAATATAACTTAGCTACAGACACCTTAGTGTTCCCACTACCATTCTCAAGAATTAAAACTTGTAATGCTGAGACTGATCCATTACAACCAGAAGACTTTAACTATTCTTATGAAGCTAACAGAGAGTTTAGTGCAGTACAAGTTGCACAGAACCAAGTGCAGTTTGCAGCTAATATAGCAGATGAGACTTTTGGCCCATTTGATGCTGTTAACTGGATGATGCGTAATGACTTCAATGCTGAAGTTATCCCATTAACATCAAGTCAAGTTGTGGTTAATAATAGTAACAATCCACCACAAGTAACTATTACTGGGTTGCCTGCTACAGCGGAGACTAAGTTTGTTACGCTGATTGCTCCGGTCAATAGAACGCTAAAGCATAAACAGAAATCATTAATTTCTAATCATACAGTTGTATTAAATGCATCTTTAGACTATTCGCAATGGCAACATTTAGATCATTGTGATGTACAAGTGATTACATCTATTATTGAAAACAGTCAAGATGTTACTAAACACTTCGACTTTGATAGTGGTCAACGTGATACACATTATGCTACAAGTTCAATTAAGCTTAAAGCCAATACAAACTTTACAGTGACAGGTGACTTAGATGTTACATACAATTACTTCGATCATGGTACGGGAGATTTCTTTACTATTGATTCATACAATAACCAAGTAAACTACGAAGACATTCCTAGCCATGGTACAATTGAATTGAGATCAGCGGTAGACTTTAGACCTCGTATGAATAATGGTGGTTCTAACTTTACTGGCACTGGAGCTTCTACATCTACATGTCCAAGACCTAATACACAATTTGCTACTGATATCCAATATTACTTAAATCGTATTGATAAAGTTTATTTAGATAAAGACGGTGAGTTTGGTGTTCTTAAAGGTGTAAGTGACTTAGAGCCTTCAGAGCCTGGTATGCCTAAAGATGCAATGGTACTATACAACTTGTATGTACCTGCATACACAATGAGCCCCGAAGAAGTTGAAATTCAATTCATTGATAACAGACGTTACACGATGCGTGATATTGGTAAGTTGGAGAAACGAATCAACAACTTGGAGTATTACACGGTACTATCTCTATTAGAGAAAGAAGCGTCGGATAAGCAAATTCTAGGTGCTGGAAACATTAGTAAGTTTAAGACTGGATTCTTAGTAGATTCATTCCAATCAACAAATGTTGGTGCGGTTGATAATATTGAGTACTCGACTGGTATTGATAGAGATAAGGGTTTATTAAGACCTTTGTTCTCAGAGAATAATGTATCAATGGTATTTGATGCATCATCAACTGCACAAAAGACAGGTGATCTTATAACGTTGCCATATACTTCTTCAGCTATCATCAATCAAAACCAATACTCAGGTGCAATTAATGTTAATCCATATGATGTATTCAATTGGAGTGGTACTTTAAAACTATCACCTGAAACTGATGAGTGGAAAGATATTGATAGACGCCCAACAGTTATTATTAATAACGATGGTGTATTCGATGCAATGAGATCTATAGCTAATGAAGCTGTCGCTACAGGTACTGTATGGAATTCATGGCAGACTAACTGGACAGGACGAACAACTAGAGCTTCTGGTAGACGTCGTGATGTTACCACTACGAGAGGACAATCTCGTACAGGTACAGTAACTTCTATTGGAACTGACACTGTAACAGCAAATATAGGTGATAGAGTAGTTGATGTTAATTTCGCTCCATTCATGAGATCACGTATTGTAACATTTGAAGGTACTAGATTAAAACCTAATACTCAAGTGTTTGCATTCTTTGATGGAATTGATGTAGCAAGCTATGTATCTACTAACAACGCTTCATCTATTGTACCCACAACTGGTGTTAATAATATCACGAGTCATCCAGCAACCGCCACTACATTAACAACTGATAGTAACGGTGCTATTACTGGAACATTCTGGGTACCTAATAATACTTCATTGAATTTCAATACAGGTGATAAAACATTCTTATTAACTTCAAGCGCTTCTAATGACGCACAAGCAGATAACATTACATTTGCTGCATCTAATTATGCTGCGAAGGGTTTAATTGAAACTAAAGAAAATGTTTCAATTTCAACAAGAGTGCCTACTATTCAACGTAATGCTGTTAATCAAACTAGAACAAATACATCAACCAGCACTTATTGGGTGGATCCATTAGCACAATCAATTATTATTGATTTGAGTGGTGGTGCATTTATTACTTCTATCGACTTGTTCTTTGATACTAAGGATAGTAATATCCCAGTACAAGTACAGCTTAGAGAAATGGAGAATGGTATCCCTACACAACGTGTAGTACCTTTCTCTGATAAGACTATTAATCCGGTGGATGTTTCTATTCCTGATGCGGTTACTCCTGCACCGGCTACAACATTTATATTTGACTCGCCGGTATACTTACAAGATAACATTGAATATTGTTTTGTTATTATGGCAAACTCAAATGAGTATACTGTTAAGTATGCAGAGATTGGTGGTGAAGATGTTGACGGTAATAGGATCTCTAAACAGCCGTATAATGGTGTTATGTTTAAATCTCAGAACGCTTCTACATGGACCCCAGATCAAAACAAAGATATTATGTTTGTTATGAATCGTGCGGTATTTGCGGCAACAGCAGAAATTAAATTAGAGAATGCCCCTATTCAAAATAGATCACTAGATGTTGATCCAATGCAAACAGTGGTAAGCTCTAAAGATGTTATAATCTCACATAGAAATCATGGTTTAACTAATGGTGAGTCAGTTACACTTGACTATGAAGGAACTTCTGATATCAATGGTATCCCAGGTTCAGAGATTAGAGCTTCTCATGTTGTGTCTAATGTAGAGCGTGATCGTTATACTATTACTACTACAACGGCAGCAACTGGCACTGGTATTGATGGTGATGATGCATCTACTGCATCAGAGAACTTAGCGTGGAACACAATGTTCCCATTTGTTCAAGAGATTACATTACCTAATACGGGTATGACTTGGACAGTTAAAGATACTTACTTAGTTGGTGATAATAATTATCAAGCATCTAGTGATTATCTTCCAATGATTATTAATAGTAATTATACTCCACAATCACCTCGTGCAGTGTTACAAGGAACTACACCATCATTGAAGTTTAAAGGTTTCATTACAACTTCTAAAGATAATGTATCACCTGTAATTGATATGCAACGTACAAGTGCTATCACGGTATTTAATAGAATTAACAACCCTGGTGTTGGTGCTGGATATGATACTATTGCTAATTTCTTCGAAGAGACAGACGCTTCTAGGGGTTCTGCATTAGCTAAGTATGTAACTAAGACTATTCAATTGGATGAAAGCTCTGATGAGTTAAACATGTACATAGATGTGAATAGACCGTCTTATACCAATGTTAAAGTATACCATAAGACTTCGTCAGAAGCAACAGGATTTGAATCATTACCTTGGGTAGAGATTGTATCTACGGTAGGTTCGGTTCCTTATTCAGATGATCCTAATGATTACACTGAAATGGAATATAATATTACAGCTGATCCGTTTACACTGTTTAGTATCAAGATTGTATTTACTAGTCAAAACACTAGTGCTGTTCCTTCTTGTAAGAACCTTAGATCAATCGCGTTGTTATCATGATACCAGTTGCGGGTAAGGCTAATTTATTTAGAGACCCATCTACTGGTGCTATTATAAATAAAGATAGAAAGAATGCTAAGATTGCAAGAGAGGCATCTTTAAAGTACAAAGCAGATCAAGAACGTCTTAATACCTTAGAGGATGATATGTCTGAGATTAAAGATATGTTAAAGAAACTATTAAAGAAGAAGAAATAATATGGCAAATGTAGTTAATATAGCAACAACCAACACCTTTGAAGAGTGGAGATTAAAGAATAATGAGATAGGAGCCATAATCGGTGACTTAACTTTAATCAACACAAACGCAATGAGTGGTGAAGGTACTCTTATACCAACAGTAAATAATTTGAGAACTGAAACAACTAATAACGCTGGTTGGATTGGTGATATCTCATTATTGTTTGATGGTTATGGTAACTTAGTAGAAGCACTTAATAATGCTCACGCTGATATTTCTACAATCGCTGCAGTATCTAATATTGATATTGATTCAGCATCAGTTGCAAATTATGATGGAACAGGGACGTCTTGGATTGATATCCTTAATACAGACTATGCAAGATTAAATGCACATGATGTTGAAATTGGTACTATCGGAGACTTGTATGATACAACCAATTATCCATCATTAGTAACATCAACTAACAACTTAAACTCAAGGTTATCTGATATTGAAACTGATGTGGGTGATTGGGCAATATATTCAGGGTCTGATACTACCATAGTTGCAGCATTAAATACGGTTAAGGCCATTCATGATGATATCGGAGCTGACTTTTTAGATGCATCTGGTGATACCATTACTGGTGATTTAAACTTCACTTCAGGTGGTGTTCAAGCGACTGGTCAATACTTAAATATGGGTGTTGGTGGTATTAATACAATTCGTATTAACACATCTAATAGGGTTGGTGTTGGTAAAGCTGCACATACATCGTATAAGTTTGATGTGTCTGGAACATTAAATGCTACTGATCTTAAGATTGGCGGTGAGTCTTTAGATGATAGATTCTTAGAAGTTAATACTGTATCTAGTTGGGACGAAATTGGCGCCCAAGT